AATAAAAATAAAAATAAATTATAAAAATAAATTATAAAAATAAAAAATAAAAAATAAAAATAAAAATAAAAATAAAAATAAAAATAAATTATAAAAATAAAAATAAATTATAAAAATAAAAAATAAAAAATAAAAATAAATTATAAAAAATATATTTTTTTATAATTCAATTATAATTATATAAAAATTGTATGTTTATTAACGACAGCATGTATATTGAAAGTATTCAAATTATTAATAATTTAATTGAAGATAATTGTGTAGTTCAAGAATATAAATTTATTCTATTATTTTTATTTACAAATTATTTTAAGAAATAAAAAATAAAAAATAATTGAAAATTAGTTAATTAATTATTTATTTATTTTCTTCATCAAGCTTATTTATATATCTTATTTTATGATTGTTTTAAATCTTGTTCATCTTCACCAATGTCTTTATTGATTTCTTCATTGATTTCTTCATCACATTCATCTTCATCAATTTCATCATTATTTTCATATTCTTGTGTTTCTTTATTCCATTTTATATTTTTCGAGTTGAATAATATGTTCATATTTATAACTTCTGTTTTTTCAGCAAAACTTAAATGTTGAAATAACATATTTATTTGTGAAACATCGCGAAATCTTACGGTATACTCTTGTTGAATATTGCTTCGTCCAATTCTTCCAAGAGATTGAATAATTTTTTCTTGTGTTAAATCTAAATCTTTTCCTAAGTATCCATGACAGAATTGATAATTTGTTCCATAAATATAATCACTATCAGCAATAATTAAATATAATTTTTGTTTGTCTGCCAATTGTTTCATTATTTCGCTATATTCTGAGCTTTTATGGTCTGTAAATATTCCAACTCCTAATAATAGTAATATTTTCCAACTATCATCAACATTATTTAGTAACATAATAGATTCAACAATATTATCATCAATTGAACTTGTGAATGATCGAGATGTGCTAGATAATCCTTCAGCCCATTTATTTAGATGTGTTAATTTATTTGGAATAAACATATCGTCGATTGTAGCACGTTTTATAATTAATTTTAAATTATTAAGTTGTTCACTCATTTGAGAAATTTGTCGATTCTCAGTTTTATTAATTTTTTTAGTTTGTTTGGAATCATCAGTCACTTTTGATGCGATTTTATTTTCTTCAAATTCAATATTTTTTTCTAATTCGCAAATTCTTTCATTGATTTCTGCGTTCATATCAAGTTTATTTTGAATATCTGACATGACACATGCGGGAATATTAGATTGTTTAATATAAAATTTTGCTATTTTTTGTAAATCATTAGCAATAAATATAGTTGGTCCATCGGTCAATGTATGAGCATCACGTGTAGTAATATAAATTCCAACGTTATTGAGTTGTTGTTCAGCAATTCCGCTACTTTGCTCTCTGGTTGTTGATAAAGTTACTCCTGGTCCAATACTATTTATTTTGGATATTTTATTTTTGTTGCCTTTTAAGTCTACCGTTGTATTGATGTTTATTTTTCTGATTCTCGACGAAGTGAAATAGTTGTACACTTGTGCCCATTTATTTGGAACAATGTTTTTAAGTACTTTTAAATAATATATTTTAATGCTTTGCATGTCAATATCATTTATGCTTGCGAAATTGCGTTCAAATTTACAAGCACGAGATGATAAATTATTTTTTTCAACATATAGACAGAAATTCGCGGTTTCTTGTAAATCAATATATCTCAACAATGTTAAATTTTCTTCACAGTGAAGTACAACATTTAATACATCACTATAATTTTCGTGTAAATAATGAGGCATTATAATATATCCATTGCTGTCAATGAGAGGAATTGTTTTACGGCAATCATGACTTACTATATTTATGATGCTAGGAATATCACCATCATTTGTTGTAAATCGTGTTTTAAAATCATCAATTGTTAATTCCAATTCACATAATTTTGGCAATGTAGCAGATGACAACACAACATTTGGTATAACATTTTCTTTCCAATTTTTTTTAATAATTTTATGTAAACTATGCCTTTCATAGTCCATACTAATTGTTGGTTCATCCCAATATGTTATGATATTTTTTGCTTCATTGAATGCCAACATATAATACATTGCGTGTAAATATGAACGAACATCACAAATTATTATTTCTACTTTATCTCCAATAGCATTATTTACTTTGCGAATTTGACCACTCCTTCTATCTTTTGTATAGTCAGTTGCTGCAAAATAATGTAATCGAATATCAGAGGTTGATGAACATCCAAATGCGAAAGCAATCTTTTTATTTATTGATATTGCTGAACGAGCTAATGATAATCCAACGTGTCTTACAGCACATACGAATATCAATTTATTTCCTTCTGATAATCCAAGTGGAGAAATTGTTTTTCCAGTACTTGTTGGAGCAATATAAAGAATTAATTTTGGCCCAGGGCGTTTAATTTCATTGAATAATTGTTTTTGATGATTGTACAAAGACATGTCAGCTAATTTTAACAAATTTTTATTTTTTTCAATAATGTCTGATGAATGTTTAAGAATATATAATAAATTTACATTTTCTTCCTTTTTCATCAACACCATTTGACAAATATCTTTCACATAGTGAACAATTTTGTCTATATTATTTTGTAGTAATTTATTTAATGTATAATAATGAAGATGCCATTTGTTATCATCGCGTTTAATATATTTTAACATGCTTTCAAGATGATGTAATAAAATATATTCATAAATATTTTCAGCAATAGTCTCATCAATCGCGTCAAATCTTGATACGCGAATTTGATCCACACTTTTCAGTTTAACAATGCTGCCAACATTAACAATATAATTTTCTCCTGTCTGACATATTTGTTGTTTTTTAGTTGCGTTGAAATAAATGTATGATAAATTATATTTCTCAACTAATGTTTTTATTTTATCCAAAAAGTACTTGCTAAATAAATAATCTTCCAATGATTGGCTAAAATCAATTTTCAAGTAAGTAAATAATGAATCCGTCTTATTAACTTTGATGTTAACATTATTATATCCTTGTGTGATGAGCTTTAAAACTTCTTTTTCACTTTCAGACACGGCAATTTCAATAGAATTCCACTCAGATTTAGATAATTTGTTTTGTTTGAGATCCATTTGATGTTTTGAATAATAGTAATATGTGTCAAGATATATTTAAATTATTTAAATCAATTTTTTTAATTTTATAAAAAAAGAATTTAAAGACAACTGTTAATTTTTTCTTTTTATAAAATTATATTTTCCTTCTATGGCACTCAAATTCGATAAACTTATTATATAATCTGTTATATCATTTTCTATGTCATTGATTATATTTTTTATAAAATTATTATTGTATAATTTATAATTTTGATTTAATATGCATGGCTTTCTATTTTTTTATAAATATTTTTAACATCATTTGTAAATTCATATACTATATCACTTCTGAAAAAAACTTTTATATTTTATTTCTTCATTTTGTGGAATAAAGATTCGTTGAAGATTGTATTTGCTTAATTGTGGTCTTTTTTGAATTATTATTTGATGTAGATTTCATTAAAATATGTCAAGAAAATATTAATTAATATCTGTTATACAATAATTAACAATTTCTAACCACTCATCTAATATTTCGGGATTTTCTTCAATGTTTAATGTTCCATCTATAACTACTTTATTAACTTGATTCATTTTTATGTTGACATAATTTTCGTGTTCTTCATGGCATTGTGTTAAATAATCTAAACTTATAATTTCTTCGCCCAAACGTGTTCGATGTTTAATTCTATCATGACATATTTGAGGTGTTGTATCAATATATATGAGAGTATTTACAGAATAATCTAATGAAAATTCATTAAATAATTGCATGTAAATTTGAAAACAAACATCTTCTATATTTTCTTGTTTTTTCAGCAATTCGGCAAACACATAACAATCTGTATGTAAACTTCTTTCAGTAATAATAATAATATTTTTATTAGGTTCATCCTTTAAAGCATTTTCAATTGATTTTTTCAAGTAAATGAGCCTTGTAGTAAATGCCATAATTTGAAAAGCAAAAGCATATTTTTTTGGATTTTTGTAAAATTTCTCAATCATATTTTTACCATTAGAATCTTTTATATTTTCCCAAGAAGATACGGGTTCATCAACGAACGTAATTTTATATTTATTATCGTCTAATCGCAAATTTGATTTTAAATATTTCAACATTGTACTTTTTCCTGAACCAATATTTCCTTCAATTGATAAAATTCTAATTTGACTCATCATTCAATTATAACTTTATAAAAATATAAATTATTGAATCAATTTTTTATGTTTCAGTAGAAAGAGGTGTCCCTGTGACCAAAGACAAAAAGATACTACTCAAAATTATTTTTTATTTATCTAATTTATAATAATTGAGAAATTATTTTCTTTGTATATTTAATGAAACATTATTTTTTAATTCAATTGTTTAAATTAGAAAATAAATAAAATATTAATATATTTAAATATGCCATCATTTAAACCTAAAACTAATAAAAAAATTAATGTTTGTAAAAAATATTTGACTACATTGTGTGGAAAACACACTGAATTTGTAAATGAATTTATGTCAGATGAAGTGAATATTATACCTAAATTAAAATCTGAAAGATTAATGTGTAAATATAGATTAGTGAATGATGATTTGAGCATTGAAGAAGAAATGGAAATTAGAGATCGAATAATTGAAATTAATGAAAATATTCATGAATTAAAAAGAAAAAAAAATAATTATTATTTAAACAATTCTAAATATATTTTTGAATATTTTGAAAGTAAAAAAAATATTGAGAATTCAGATGAAAATAATATAAAACCTATAACAACAAAAAATCAATTATTATTCAGCATTTTTAAAATTCAACCTACTGAACAAGATTGTAATACAAATGATGAAATAAATACAAAAAATTTAGTTCAAAAATATTTGAGCAATATCGATGAATCATTCATTGATATGAATTTATATTTGAAAAATATGGATATATGTAATGTATGTAATATTGGCGAGATGACACCATTGGAAGATGAAGGAGTATTAATATGTAATCATTGTGCTACTCATATTCCATATTTAATAGAAAATGAAAAACCAAGTTATAAAGAACCCCCAAAAGAAGTATGTTTTTATTCTTACAAAAAAATTACACATTTTAAAGAAATTATAGCACAATTTCAAGGAAAAGAAACAACACAAATACCAAATGAACATATCGAATGGATTGAATTGCAAATTAAAAAAGAATGTATTGAAATGAATGAACTAAGTTATAAAAAAATGAAAGAAATTCTTAAAAAACTTGGATTAAATAAATATTATGAACACATAGCATTTATAAAAAATAAATTAGGATTATCTCCCCCGGTATTTAGTCAAGAATTAGAAGAAACATTATATAATTTATTTATGGAAATATTAGTTCCATATGCACATGTATGTCCTGATACACGCATTAATTTTTTAAATTATCATTTTGTTTTATATAAATTGTTAGAATTATTGGATGAAACACATTTTTTAGAAAATATTCCTATGTTAAAAGATCGTGTTAAATTGATAGAACACGATAATATATGGAGACAAATATGTAATATTATTGATTGGGAGGCAATTCCAACTGTTTAATTTTCTCAATATTGTGAAATAATAAAAAGAAATTTTTTATTTTTTATTTTTTATTTTTAAAAACAATAATTTAAAAATAAAATCTTATAAATGTACTTAGGCAACACCTGCAAGTCGAAGACCAATTCCAAGTCCTGTTCCTTGCTTGGCACTTACAGACATCGATGGTACATATGTATCTAAAATAGCAAAGGTTGCAGCAGCTGTGAGAGCAAGGGCAATAATTTCTTCAAAATTTAACGATCGTTTTGGAATGGCAAAGGCAGCAATAGAAACCATTAAACCTTCAATAAGATACTTAATGGTTCTTTTGATTATTTCATTAATGTCGAACAATCCACTCATTTTATATTATTTAAAAAGAAAAAAAATATAAGATTTAGAAATAATATTAAATAAAATTTTATAAAAAATAATAAAATAATAAAATGATAAAATAATAAAATAATAAAATAATAAAATAATAAAATAATAAAATAATAAAATAATAAAATAATAAAATAATAAAATAATAAAATAATAAAATAATATAAAATAATAAAATAATAAAATAATATATAATTGCGATAAAAACTTAAATAAAAAATAATGTTTAATGAATAATAAGATGGGGAAAAAATCAAAACATTCAACATATGAGAAAAGAACAACTGAAACGGGACAACAGAATCCTAAATATGTAGATTTATTAGAGGTAGATCGACCTATTGCTGGACAAAATTTTGGTTGTTTTTCTTTTATTTCTCCTGAAAAAATTGTTAAACAGCGTGAGTTATTTTTCTTTGAAGAATTCCTAAAGAATTGGGAAATTTCTAAATCTATGGAAAAATTTCATCAATTTTTAAATTTTATTTCTTATAAGTATAGACTTCAATTTGATGGAGTTATTGTTGATTTTGAAGAATTTCTTAAAGATGAACGTGAATTAATTGTAAATTCATCATCATTAGAAAGTGATTATAAAACATTCATAGATAATCGCGAGCATGAACTTGAGAAAAAATTTAATATTAAAAATAATTTTCAAACATCAGTTCGCGGATTTAAAGCAAGAGGAAATTATTCAACCCAAGAAGAAGCTGAATTGAGAGCAAAAATGCTGCGAGAAGCTGATCCAAATTTTGATGTTTATGTCGGGCCTATTGGAACATGGTTGCCTTGGGAACCCGAAGCATACAAGACTGGTCGTGTTGAATATTTAGAAGATGAATTAAATCAATTAGCGCACGAAAAGAAAACAAATGAAAATGCCGCTAAAAATGCTTTTGAACAACGTGTTAAAGAAACAAAGCAAAAAGCAATTGATGATAATAAAAAAAATGCCGAAAAATATGGTGGTGCTATTACACAAGATGTTGATGAAGAAGGAAATTTGATTGGTGTTGGAGTTGTTACACAAGAAAAAACATTCGCCGAAAATGAAACTATTTCAGTTGCCGATATTCGCAGTGAATTATTTGAAGGTAATAATATTGTGACTGGTGAAACCGATCATGGAAAATCTAAATTAATTAGTGGGCCATTTTCTGGAAATGTATAAAGAAAATGACATGAATAACATTTAATTAATGCATTATTTAATATAATTTATATTATATGATGGAAAACAAATGTAAATTGGTATGTAGTCGTGGATTATTAAAATCGTGTACTTTTTATTCTTCAAACCCCAAATCAAGTTGTAATAATGATACATCATATTTAATTAATATGCTATCAAGTAATGATAAATTTGATGGAATGAGTATATATGTATGTAGTGAGTTGCTTAATTTTTTTGTAAATAAGATATTGCCTAATATAACAAATAAATTTATATTGGTCAGTGGTGATTCTGATTTATGTGTTCCAATGGAAGTCTTATCTCAAATCGAAACAATTAAATTATTAAATTTTCCATTATTAATTTATTGGTTAGCGCAAAATACACGTATTCAAGAAAATGATAAAATTATTCAAATACCGATTGGATTAGATTATCATACGATAAATTCTAATTCGAATCATATGTGGAAAGAAAAAGATGAACCACATTTGCCAATATTTCAAGAAAGTATATTATTTAAAGTAATTGAAGAATCGCCAAAATTTATAGATAGAAAAAATAAAATTTATGTAAAATTTACACTCGGAAGTGATAGATTTCATGATAGAATAAAATCTTTACAAACAATTCCAAGAAATTTACTTGAAATAAATAATAATTTTACTAAGAGAACAAATACATGGCAACAAATGGCTAAATATAAATTCATATTATCGCCTTTTGGTAATGGTATGGATTGTCATAGAACATGGGAATCAATAGCATTGGGATGTATTCCAATTATTCGTTCTCCAAATTTTAGAAATTTATTTAATGAATTTAATGTTTTAATTGTAAATGATTGGAATGAAATTACTGAAGAATTATTAAATTCATATTTGAGTTCAATTGGAAATAATGAATTAAATAATATAAATAATGAAAAACTAAATTTAAAATACTGGGTTGATAAAATTCAAGTGGAACTATAGTATTTGAATTAACTTAATATTATTAATAAAAATATAATATTTTATACCAATATTATATTTTATACCAATATTATATTTTATACCAATATTATCTATTTTTTTTAAATATTCTTCTTATCTTTTTTGTATTTTTATATTTTTTAGTTTTTAGTTTATTTCTATATTTTTTTTTAGATTTATTATTTTTTCCTCCTGATGTATTATTGTCAGTATCATTTTCATTTTCATTCACGACTATAGGTGGTAAATTGTTTTGAAATTCTAGTTTTAATTCTTCAATCTGCTTCGCGAGTTGTGTTTTTTCTTCATCTGATGTAGCATTGTTTTTAGCATTAATTAATTGGTTAATTCTATCACGATATTGTTCGATTTGTACGTTGTCATTTGTTCCATCAACAATTTGCTCGTCAATAATTTCATCAAATTTGATATTTTTTTTAGAATTCATTATAAAACGTCTGAAAGGTGAAGAATTTAAATCAAAAAATCTAGATAATATATTATACATTTTCTCTTCTGTTAATGTTGTTTCACTGAGAAGTTCTTTACTACGAGTTGGAAGACGTGAAGTTTTAAAAAAATCTAATATTAAACTTTGAAATGCTTTAAAAATATACTTAGTTTCAATTTTTTTATATATATTTTTTCCATCAATATAAATATAAATAATATATGAATTCAACAAAGTTTTATTTAAATTAAGTGCGATTGTACGTTTGTCGTAGTTCACTGAATTAATAGTTGAATTCATTGTCAATTCATAAAATATATTTGGATTTTGTTTAATTAAATCTAATAAATATATAAATCGTAAAATATGGTTTAACCCTTTATGTCTTGTATCTATTTTATTTTCAATAAGTAAGTTTTGTCTTTTTATATAAGCATCTAAATTATCATAAAAAAGAACTACTAAACTAGAAATGTTATATGTATATGTAGTATCTTCTATAACTTTACGTAGTTCAGTTTTAGTTTTACTAAAAATTTGTGGTTCTTTAATTAAGAATTCAACAAAATGATCTATAATTTGGTGAGTTTCATTTTTAATTTTTAAAACTAATTGTATTCTGAATGTTTTAAAATCTTCATCAAAATAAGAAATTAATTTTGCGTTAGTATTTCCAATTTCAGTAGATTTGTATCCTAACTCACTGTCACGCATTCTATATTCAATTAATTCATATTCATGATCTTCAAATTGAACCGAATTTTCAAAAAATAAATTTAATCTATTTAAATTTTCTAATAAATTATCATATATAAAATCTGCGATGCTTTTTGTAAATGGATTAATCATTACAATTCCATTTTCATTTTCATAAACTAATGTATTTTTACTTTCAATTAAATAGTAATATAGTTCATCTTCTTCTTCATGCTGTATATCTTCTAAAAGATTTTTATAATTATTTACAAATGTTTTAATATTGTTATTTGTATTTATTAAAACATCAATATCACTTGTAGGATCAGTATATTTATATAAATTTACATTTGTATAATTATCATTTAATAATTCAAATACTGTTCCTCCAAAAAAATTATATGATATGATGTTTTTCTGACCTGCAGGTATAGCTAAATTAGATTTTACATAATTTAAAACTATTGGTTCAACTTCTGGAATAGATATTTTTGAGTTGAAAGATTTTTCTTTTACTGTGGTATTTTTTACAATTGAATAATAAATATCTCCATTATAACTAAAACTATCAAATGGAATAGTTGATATAAAATCTACTATTTTTTGAACATTTTTTATAACACTTTTTGACCACATGATTCTAATTGGGTCTTCAATGTATTTAAAATCTACATCTTCAATCGATTTTCTTATTCCTCCATATTTGTTCATCATTGTCATATATATGTAAAAATATTTAATTAATTTAATTTAAATTAGAAAACAATAATAATAATCATTATTGAATATTGTTTTATTTTTTAAAGAGAAATCAATGTAAATATAAATATAAAATATAAAATATAAAATATAAAATATAAAATATAAATGTAAAAATATTAATGTAAAATATTAATGTAAAATATTAATGTAAAATATAAAATATAAATGTAAATATAAATATAAAAATATTAATGTAAAATATTAATGTAAAATATAAATATAAAATATAAAATATAAAATATAAATGTAAATATAAAATATAAAATATAAATGTAAATATAAATATAAAAATATTAATGTAAAATATTAATGTAAAATATTAATGTAAAATATTAATGTAAAATATTAATGTAAAATATTAATGTAAAATATTAATGTAAAATATTAATGTAAAATATTAATGTAAAATATTAATGTAAAATATAAATATAAAATATAAAATATAAATGTAAAATATTAATGTAAATATAAATATAAATATAAATGTAAAAATAAAATATAATATAATGAAAATAACTTTTTCAACATGTTATTATATTTTAAAATCAAAACATAATGTAACGAATTATTTGCAATGGTGTGAAAATTTTTTATCAGTGATGTCTAAATGCAATGTTGTATTTTATACAAATGAAGAAACTTTAAAAATATTAAATTCAAATACTTTAATAAAAAGATATTTTCAAAATTCAAATATTCACATCGTCATATATAATTTAGAAGATTTTTATACATATAATTATAAATCTGAATGGGAATTAAACAATGAAAATAATTTTTTATTAAATCAAATGATTGATTGGAAAGTCAATATTATTTGGAATGAAAAAATAAATATGGTAAAAAAAACAATGGATGAAGAATATTTTAATACAGAATTTTATGCATGGTGTGATGTCGGATATTTTAGAAATAGAGATGATGATATGAATACAAATTTACTAAATTCATGGCCAAATCCTGTTTTTTTTGAAAAAATAGATACTTCAAAAATATATTATTCAATTGTAAATAATAATACTTCATTTTTAATGATGTTATACTCATTGATAAATGCTAAAAATGAACAAGGTCTTCCAGTAAATCCAATACCTAATAATCAAGTAAGTGTTGCGGGATGTTTTTTTATTTGTCATAAAAATAAATTAAATTGGTGGCATGATACATATTATTCAAAATTAAAATTATATTTTTTAAATAATTATTTAGTTAAAGATGACCAAATAATTTTAATTGATTGCATTTTTACAGAACCAAATAATTTTTGTTTACCAATGGAACAAAATATAAAATATGATAATTGGTTTATGTTTCAAAGAATTTTATCTTAATTTAATAAAAGTATGATAAGTATTTTAATGCCAATATATAATGGAATTGAATTTTTTACGGAATCATTTTACTCAATTGTTAGTCAAACTTTCACTGAATGGGTGTTAATTATTGGAATAAATGGACATCCTCCAAATTCAAATATATATAATTTTACTAAATGTATCATATCAAAATATCCTAAATTATCTCATAAAATTAAATTAATTGATTTTCATCATTTATTAGGTAAATCAGCTACTTTAAATGCTATGTTGGAATATTGTCACTACAATTATGTAGCATTATTAGATGTAGACGATATTTGGAATGAGTATAAATTAGAACACCAAGTTATTTATTTAAATAAATATGATGTTATTGGAACAAATTGTTCATATCTCATGTCAGATGGAAGAATGCGTTGTGGTCCAAATTTGCCAGTTGGCGATTTAAGCGATTTTAATTTTAAAGAATTTAATCCAATCATTAATTCTAGTTCAATCATAAGAAAAGATTTATGTTGGTGGAACAATGAAATTGACGGTGTTGAAGATTATGATTTATGGCTCAGATTAAAACGTGATGGGAAAAAATTTTATAATTGTTCTGACATTATGGTAAAACATAGATTGCATGATGCTTCTGCATTTAATTCCAAGGGAAATAGTTTGTTGGTTAAAGAATTATTAGATAAATATTAAATAAATTAAATAAATTAAAAAATAATTTATTTAATTTTAATTAGAAACTCGATAATAATAATCATTGTTGAATATTATTTTATTTTTAATACTTCTAGACATTTTTGCCGCCGAAATTTTTTCATCTTCTGCTGATTTCGCAATTGTTTCCCATGTTCGTAAAACAATTTCTGTATTATTATCAACTTTTTCTACTTTTTTTCCTGTACTAGATGTTGTTTTATATTTATGTTCATCATTTTTCAGTTGAATCCCATAATAACCTTCATTTGAAACTTGATCTATATGTACAGTTGCTTTTAAAGAATATTCGCAATTATTCAAATATTCTTTTATTTTAGCCATATCATCATCGCATATTTCTTTTTCAAGTTGTTGTTTCCATCGTTGATATTCTGAAAGTAATGTCGTATTTAATATTTTTCCATGTGGTGCAAATTTACAAACTTCAAATAAAAATGTTTCAATATCATCATTAATATATTTTTTTGTGTATTGAATTGGTTTCAATTTTACACCAACATAACCATGGACAACTTGATTTTTATTTTGATTTGGAATTCTAGCATGTTTAAATCTTGTGTCTAAATATGTTTTCAATAAGTGAAACATTTCTTTTTTTGGTTTTACTTTATTCCAAATTCTAAATGAACCTTCCATATTTGTAGAAGATTCTTCAACATCTGGACGAATAATGCACATTTTATCTATAAATTCATTAAATTTATCAGTTGTTTCATCATTAGCAAGCAATGGATTTTTATAAACAATTTCTGTCTCTTTATTTGATTCATTGTCCATTTCCATTCCATATGAATCGTCTTTTAACAATTGTTCTTGAACTTTTATTGTTTGTCTCATTTCTCCAATATAAATTGTTTGTCTCGTGATAGTTTCTTCATAATTTTTTAATGTTATTTTTAATTCTTCATTTTCATTTAATAATTCTTCATTTTCTTTTAATATTTTATTAAATTTTTCAATACTATATGTTCTCGAATTTATGATTTCTTTTATATATTTTTTTAAATCATCAATTGTAAAATTCGTTTCATTGTGTGAAATAATTTCAGTTTTTGTTTTGTCATTGACAATCATATTTCTAATTTGTTTTTTAATTTTAGGATGTGCTTTAATTAAATTTTCAATTTCAACTTTATTTTGAACTTTATATGCATCAACTAATATAAAATTTGTATATTTATTTCGATGGTCTGAAACTCTGACAGACAAATTATTTGTATGTCCAAATTTAATTAATTTTTCTGAATTGTCATTTGTATTATCAATTGTTCCAAAATAAATACATTCAGTATTAACAGGAAATTGATTAATTAATGTTTGTTCAATTGCCTTTCTTTTTTCGTATTCGACAAATTGCGTTGTTTCTAATAATGATTGTTGAGTTTTTTGTAATTGTATTCTTAATTCAGTTTTTTCTTCATTCATAGTATCATGAATAATTTTTTCTAATTTTATGTAATAATCATGTATTTCATCTGCTTTTTGAGTTCCAGCTTTTAAACAAAATTTTTTAAATGTTTCAATATTTAACATGAATGTTTCTTTATTTTGACCTCCTTTTATGTGAATTGTCTGTTTATTCAATTCTTGTTGTAGTTTAATATAATCTTTATTTTCTATAAAATTTTTTAAGAGCATTCGTTTCGCGTTTACTTTTTGTCCAAATCCCAACCAATTCCATATATCATCTAAATTAATTATAAAATCATCATTTGAATTATAATTTAAATAGCAATAAAAACTTGACAAAAATAAATGTTGTTCAAAATTAGAAAATGTAACTTGTATTTTTTCTAACAATTTTATGTTGTATGTTTGTGAAAGAGTTGTAATTGGATTGTTTTCAATGATGTCAATAATATTAATTGCTTCCATTATATATTTATAATATGAGTTGTCTTTAAATGAATTAATGATAAATCGTTTTCGCTTAAAAAAAATAAAACTTATATAATAATAACTTGGATATATTCCAATGAATGTCAATCGATTTGCCAACTTGCAAAGCGATTAACATTTTACATTTTATTTACGTGAAACTTTCTACTATTTAAATATGATTTTATTTTTTAAAGCGAAATCGAATACATGTATTTGTTTGGTTTTGTTTTAAAAAGTGAAACCGACGTACACCTTTGTTTAGTTTTGTTTATTTTTGTTTTAAAAAAACGAAAGCAACCTACCACTTAGTCTTTTTGACAGCAATTCTTGGCCCAGAACTTTTTTTTCTTACGGTATTCGGGTCATATTGGTCTTCTTCTTCATCGTCATTTAACTGTTTAGATAATTCCCAGAATTCACGTGATCCTAGTCTGAAATCTCCGTGACCGTCTGCCTTGTACCAAAATATTTGGTCCTGCAATTTATTTGACTTGGCATTATTATTTATCACTAAACACTCATAATTTTCGGTACATTGGTCCATTATCTGACAAAATGCCTCGAACGTTGGAAACATTCCGGCAAAATTTTCATAAATTCGTCTGCGATTACTTAGGTAAGGATCTCTTAAAATAAAAACATAATCTATGTTGGTTCTCAGTGCGGGAGGAACCCCTAAAGCGAATTGCATAGTTATCACTAACATGACCTTCCAATGACGTCCATTCATAAAGAGGCAACGCATGAGTTTGTCGCGTGACCATGAATTATCGTATAAGCAATCATCCAAAATGACGAACGTGCGTGGGTCAATGGTTGTTCTATTAAATTGTAGCATTTCTTTATTAATTTGCTTCAAAACTTGCTTTTGTCTTTTTAAAATATTTTCAATTATGGCAGTATTATATTCATTATGAATGAACAATTTAGGAACCAATTTTCCATAAAATCCGTTACCCTCTTCTGTTCCAGATATAACTGTTCCAATAGGAATGTCTTGATGATAATACAATAAATCTCTAACTAAATAAGATTTACCAGTATCACGACGACCAATTAAAACAATCACCGGGCCTTTGCTTTCATTTGCTTTAAATGTAATCGAACGCATGTCAAATTTTTTTAATTCTAAATTCATTTTATTATATTTTTGTTAAATATTTTATTTTTTATCATTTGAAAGTATTTGAAAGTATTTGAAAGTATTTGAATAAAATATGAAAAAATAAATAAAATATTTAAAATACGATTTCTTCATCATCTTCAATTTCTTCAATGTCTTCAATGCTTTCGATTTCTTCAATTCCTTCTGTATCTTCAATGACAACGAATTTTTTTTGAGATTTTCGTTTTTTATCCTTGTTGCTCTTTGGGCGATTGCTGTCATCAATTAAATTGCTACATATGTATTTAAATTCAGTTTTGAGTAAATTTGTGACAAATTCATAAACTTCTTGTAATATAATTTCATCACAAGTTCCAAGAATCAATACACTTCCTGTTCTAAAAATAGAACAATGAATTTTAATAACATTTTTATATTTATCTTTATCTTTATCTTTATCTTCTTGTCTTGGTAAAATTCCCGTTTGAACATTTAAATCAGGATTATAATAAAATGGAGCTTTGATGCCAGGATAATTGCAAGGATCATAAATCGGTTGAATATTATATTTGTATTTAAGAATTTGAATTAAATTTTCCCGATTAATATAAAATCCACAATTAAAGTTTGAATTAATAAGAACAATGTCACTTTTAGGTTTACAATGAATCTGTGTTTCTGGATGAAATTGTTGAATAAATTGAATAAAATTATCCAAAACATATTGATACATCATATCAGTTTTAATTCCTGGAATTTCTATTTTTCCAGTATTAAACAATTTAACGTGAAATTCGCGAAATTTTCCATCAATTTTAACACGCATAATCATAGCTAAACAATTATAAAATGCCTGTTTTGATTTAATTTTATTCGTCAAATCTTTTTTACAAATTCCTATTGAAACTTTTCGGGTATCTTTAAATTTAATATTTCTACCAGTTGAATTATCTACATGGCACACAATGTGTTGTTCAACATAAATTTCACGCGATAATTTATTTTGAACTTCATCAAGTTCATCTCTTGAGAAAGATGTTATTTTAGCTTGTTTTTTAATACATCCTTCCAAAGCCATACAATATGATGTAATGGGAATATTCCAAAATATATCCAAATTAATTGGAATGTTTAGATATGATATTTTTGATTTAGTAGAAATGTATATGGGCGTTGATTCGGGAGGGACAACATTTTCAAATAAATGAATATGTTGTGTGTTAATATACATTTCTATATTCGTAGAATCAAAATTATTTTTTGAAGATTTAACAGCAGTTGTATCATCATCATCAACTTCATTAGTTGATGTCATAAATGCTTCCCACTCAGTATTTAAGTTATTTTCGGATAAAGACATTTAGTTCTTTATATAGATTTTAGTAATTGTTTTTAAATTCATTTTAAAATATATTTTCATTTTTTTTATTTTCTATAATAAAATCATATGAACACTCCTGAAAAAAGTAAACCAATAAAAATAAACAATAAAAATCAAAAAATAGAGACAAAATATAATAAGGATGAATTTAATTTAAAAACAAATTGTTTTGATCCGAGCAAATTTTCTCCACCCAATGATTTTATAATTAAATTAAATTTAAGAATTAACCATTATAGCAATTTAAGAAGTCGATTAAGTGAATAATTTATATAATATTTCGATTTACATTCTTCCATATGAATTATATTTTCTAAAAAATTTAAAAATGTAGGATTTAAAATATCATCATTATTTTTAATTAAAAAAAGAAAAAAACTATTAATTATATTTTTTTTATCAATATTATATTCTATGCTAATTTGTTGAATAAAAATATTTAATTCATAAATTGATGTTTTACACGCAATTTTGTTGTATAAATCTATCCATGTATCATTACTAATAACTCTTACATTATTAATATTATCTTGATTTGATTGCATAAAATTTATCATACTGCGAATATCTGACTCATATAAATGTTGAATTTCATTTAATGTATCATTTGATAAATTTAATCTTTCTTTTTCAGAAATATTTTTTAAAAAAATAAATATTTCTTCTCGTGGCAATTGATTAAATCTTAATTTAACAAATTCGTGTTGTAATCCTTCATCAATTCTGCTAATGTAATTGCAAATTAAACAAAATCTAACATTATTTGTATAATTTTGTAATAAATACCTCAATGCTTGTTGAGCGGTTTTTGTCATATAATCTACTTCATCCAATATGACAAATTTTAATCCCTTTGCGAATAAATTTTTAGAATTAACAAATTGATAAATCTGATTGCGTATAACATCAATCCCTCTTTCATCAGAAGCATTTAAATGTATCATTAATTCTTTATTTTTGGTGTAATGGGTTTCTTGATATCTGTTAATCAAATTAATAATGGTTGTTGTTTTACCTGTTCCGGGAGGGCCATAAAATAATAAATTGGGGAAATGTTCAGAAGATATGACATTTTGAAGAAGTTGTTTGTTGTATGGGTCCAATACAACATCATCAAAATTATTGGGGCGATATGCTTCAATCCATGGAATGCTACTCATCAGTTAATTAATAATACATTACGTTATGTTTATGTTAAAAAAAAATATAATATTTTGTTGGAAAAAATAAATAAAAAACACATTTAAAAACAATTTAAATAAATATAATAAATGTTTGTAGAAGAAGAATTTGAATTTGAATTAGATAATATCAATTGTATTGATGTTGTTGATGTTGTTGACGTTGTCGATGTTGTTAATGTTGTCGATGTTGTTGACGTTGTTGATGTTGTCGATGTTGTCGATGTTGTTAATGTTGTAAATGGTGTTGTAAAATCGAAAAGAGGAAGAAAATCTAAAAAAGAATTAATGGAGTCATTAAATATATTAAATTTTGAAAATTGTAGCATTAAACCTGTAAAAATTCAAAAAAAAAATAAAAACTTGGAAAATAAAAACTTGGAAAATAAAAACTTGAAAAATAAAAAGTTAGAAAATAAAAACTTGGAAACTAAATGTGGAGAAAATAAATGCGAAGAAACTAAATGCGAAGAAACTAAATGCGAAGAAAATAAATGCGAAGAAAATAAATGTGAAGAAAATAAATGTGAAGAAAATAAATACGAAGAAAATAAATGTGAAGATGATGAAATATATGAGAATAAATTTGAACAATCAACAGTCGATCTTAGTGAACCCAAAGTATTTAAAAAAAGGGGAAGAAAACCAAAAGGTGGAAAAATTATTCAACAATCAATTGTTAATGATGACGAAATTGATGAAAAACAATATGTAATTTTACATTTAAAATGTAGCATGGATGATTTAGAAAATGCTGATGTTGATGAAGGATCTAATGCCTTAGACGCATACAATACACACATTTACAGTGATTTTTATCAACCATTAGATGAATCCAAACCATTGACAAATTCAAATATAAATAATTGCGATGATGTGTTTGATATTGATGATACTGAAACTGATGTAGGTGAAAATAGCAAATATAATATGAAAGAAATATGGAAAAAGCTAAAACAATTAGAATTCAATTTACACATTGATAATATTTCTAAAAAATCGGCGTGTTTTTGGGATACTTGCGATTTTGATACTCCTCCAGTTTATATCCCAAAGTATTTTCTTGGAGGAACATATTATGTTTATGGTTGTTTTTGCTGTCCCGAATGTGCCATAGCATATTTAAATAATCAACAGGTTGATAGATCCACTAAGAGTGAAAGATATCAATTAATGCATGATGTTTATTCTAAAATATATGGTTATACAAAATCCATTAAAGAAGCATCAGACCCTAGATATTTGTTAGACCTTTTTTTTGGCAATTTATCAATTAAAGAATATCGTTCTTTGTTACGATCTGAAACTTTATATTTAGTAATTGATAAACCACTAACAAAAGTATACCCTGAAATTCATGAGGATACTGAAGATTATATTTTAAATAATAAAATTATTCCTTCCAACACTTCATCTTATCAAATTAGGGGAAAAAATGGAAGGAAAAAGGCAAATAAATTATCCATTTTAAGTGAAAATTTTGGGATTAATTAATGGACCTATAAACCATAAAAATAAATATGGTTTCTTTAAAGTCGATAGTTAATTAATTTGTAATTTCAATAAAAATTACAAATTAAAATACGTAACATAATTATATAAATTTAAAAATCTTATACCTCAAGAAACTATGTTCGATAAATAAAGTACAAGACATTAAAATATATATTTAGTCTTTATATATATTTTTATATATATATAATATGATGAATTTAGCCGATTTAACAAATGATACGGTAATAAATGATGACAATATTAAAGCTATTGTTGGATTATATTTAAACAATAAATCAAGTCTTCCAAGAAATTTTAAGACTATGAATGATTGGAATGTTTCACAAGTTACAAATATGTCAGGCTTATTTTCTAATAAGCCTAGATTTAATGAATATATAGGAGAATGGAATGTTTCTAATGTTAGAAATATGAGTGAAATGTTTTATAATGCAAGCATGTTTAATCAAAATATTGGAAATTGGAACACGCAAAATGTTGAAAATATGAGCAAAATGTTTGCCAATACACGCGAATTTAATCAATATATTGGAGATTGGAATGTTTCACAAGTCAAAAATATGTCTTCAATGTTTGAGTCAGCACTAAATTTTAATAATGGGGTGAGATATAGACATGAAGGAAGTATGTCATTAAACTGGCATTTGACATCATTAATTAATGCTAATAGCATGTTTAAAATGGCTTCAAAATTTAATGGTGAACTCAATTTTACAGGAACATCAAATAATGAAATTGATGTAACAATGATGCTTTATGGGGCAACTTCATTTGGACATGAATTAAATCATTTACGCATAAGAACAACCCCTGAAAAATCAAGATGGGTTTTAAAAAATGTTCGACAATTTAATGACCGATTGAATGAATGGGAAATAAATGTTAAACGGCCAGGAATTACAAATATCGACAATGATGAAAAATTTCAAATTTATATAAATTTTTATGGAGCAGAAACTGAGTTTGAAATTGACAAACTTAGAGATACTAAAGCTATGGGATATGTTCCTAGAATAGTTCTAAATATGCCTGATCCTGAACCGGAACCACACACATTTGAGATATTTCAATTATTTGAACACGATGATTTAAGTGGAACTCAAATTCAAGGAAATGCTTACATACCTCATAACGCATTCAATCAATATGAAGCAGAAGAATTAAATAATGTTGTCAGATTGTTATCACAATTTCTAAATACACAAATAAATGTATCTAACTATCAATCATTAACTAAACAATTATTTTGGAACGAAATATTTGATAGAATTGAAATATCTATTCGAAATAATCCAGAATTAAATCAGGCATCACGATTACAAGGAATTAGATTAATTAAACAACGAGTTATGAATTATGAAGATATTTCATATAAATTAAAAATAATTGTTGACTTATCTATTAAATATGCATTGAATCAATCACCAGAATTTATAACTCAATATTTAAACTCATTTACACAAGATTGTATTCAAGCATATGGGGATTCTAGAAGTTTTTCCGAACAAAATTATAATCCATCACAAGCTAATGTAAGTTGTCCTAAAGGAATATATGAAAAAATTGTTCTTTTATTACATCAAGTATTAACTCAAATATGTCTTATGGGCGGAGAATGTACTGATGAATATAAAGAATTATTGCAAGCATTTGGATTTATTAATATGAGCGAATTTACTGTTATCATGAACACTTCAATTCAAATGTGGAGTCAAAATCATTTGGAAAATGATGATTATATAAGAGAAAATGGATGGAGTGAAAATAATTCGATTGAAGAAATAAAAGAAGATTTTATTAGTTATATAACTGAATTATGTATAAATGGATTAAAAGAGAAAACAAATGTTGAAACAAATGAACTTCCTTCCAAGTTTATCAGAAAAATTAATGAAACTGCTAATGTGTTTGAAAGAGATGGCATATTTGGAAGAATGTATTTTGGTGGAAGAAGAATTCGACAAATTAAAAATTATAAAAATTATAAAAAATATACCAATAAAAGAAAATATATTAAGACACACAAGAAAAAATATATAAAAAATAAAAATGGACAAAATAAAAATAAAACAACAAAATATAAATATAAATCCAAGTCTTATAAAAAATCAAAAAGATATCATCAATAAAATTAAAAGGATGGTCATATTATAAAAACACTTCCTTACAAAAATGGCCTTTCTTTTTTAGAAGCTGTCAATGGTATTGGCATTATAATATCTCTTTTTTTAACTAAATTAATTGTTTCTAAAACTTTTGGTTCTGGTGTAAATTCTTTAACAGGATTTACTAAATTAGTTGAGTTTATACCATATAAAAATGATTCTGTATCAATCGCATTATGAGACATGCAATCGTATGGAAGGTGAATATTTCCAAATCCATTTCCGGGCATTTTTGTATCATGGGCATATCCATGAGAACTATATTTATATAAATTCCATTCTTCTGAATTATTATATTGTTTTAATTCCATACAATAATTTCCAGGTGTGTTTTTATTTCTTGTTGAAGTCATAATATTATATATGAATAATAAATAATATTATAATATTTATCCTCATTATTTTTCTGAAAATATAGTATTGAGTTGTTTTATTTTTTCAAATAAATTACGTTCAATGTCATTAGTTGTTAAATAATAACATATCAATTGATGAGTCAAATAAAATAATTTCATATCAAATAAAGATAAAAAACTAAAATATTTCATATTTTCTAATTGATCATTTGTTGTATATGAAAGTGTTAATTGAATAATATATTCATTAAATAAATTATTTTCAATTAGCAACTCATAAATTTTTCTAAATCCAACATCTATTTTATCATCTAAAAAATCTTCACTATTGAAAACAGAAGAAATTTCATCTAAATATAATTTTCTACAAATACAATCAATATCTTCATTTGAATATTGTTCATCAATATTATTATTTTGTGTTTCATCTTTATAATTGTTTATTTGATCATAAATTTTCCATTGTTCATCAATGTTATTATTTTGTATTTCATCTTTATAATTGTTTATTTGATCATAAATTTTCCATTGTTCATCAATGTTATTATTTTGTATTTCATCTTTATAATTGTTTATTTGATCATAAATTTTCCATTGTTCATCAGTATTTTGTTGTTTAAAATTTAATTTATTACATAATTCTTGTTGAATTTCGTAATATTTAACATTGTAATTTATATTATAATATTCCTCCATTTATAATATAATTTAAATATTTTTACAAAATACAACTCATTTTTATTTTTATAAATTATTTTTATTTTTATTTT